GCCTGGGCGAGCGCGGCCTCGGTCGCCGCGGCTGTTCGGATCTCTATGGCCAATTCTTCGGTGCGCTGCCAGGCCGGGGTTCGTCCGTGCGAGACGTTGATCTCCGTGGCCTTGCCCGTATAGACGGACAGGCCCGGCAGATCCGCGTCGGTCCACGGCAGAGTCTTGGAGTCACGGACACGGAACACCGAGCCGAGCGCCGACTCTAAAACTTCCAGCGTAGCCTGTCGAATGCTGTAGGGTGTCGCCATCTTACGCCGTCCTCAGCAGATAGAGCTTGGCACAGCCTTGCCCGTCCGGCTCCACTGAGGAGACCTCGTAGGCATGACCAGCGACCGTCACCGCATCATGCTGGGCGGGCATCACCGGCAGATCCGCCAGACGCACGGTCAGTAGAGGGCATGTGGCTTCGATCCATGTGTCGCCCTGTTGCACGACCCGTTTAGCTGCCTCATCGAATGGAGCCGTGATGGCGCTGGGCAGACCCGTAAGCGCTGGCGTATAGACGATGGGCACGCCGAACACGTGCCGCGTTGCCTTGATTGCCAGGTCTGCCAGGTTTGCCCATGCCATCGACGACTTCCTCTTATGGGGCCAGCACGTATTGCGCGAACACTTGCAGCACTCCGGCGGTGATCGCCTCTACCGCCACGGTAGCCAAAAACTGCCGGGCCGCTGTGAGCTGGGTCACCATGTTGGCCGCAGCACCGTCGGGGATCGCGTCGTGATTGCCTGCGTCCCACGGGTTGGCGCCATTGTTGATTGCTACGGCTACCTTGATTCCAGCCGCCGCGTCGCTTTGCACACCAAGGGCGATCGTTGCCAGGTCGCCGGCGCTCGTGAAGGTTGTCAGGACACGATAGAACGCCTTGATGACGATTGCGTTGTCAGGCAGGCTCGGACCAAACGCATAGCTACCGATAGCCTTACCGCCAGTTGCGTCCCACGTACCCTGCGCCGTATGGACCACGCCAAGTTGATCGGCCGAGGTCGCCGCCAGCTTCAGTGTCGAGGCAGCCACATGCGTATGATCCGCACCAGTCCCCACCGCATGTGCAGCACCAGTCGCCGCGTCGGCCGCAAGGTCTGCGATCGCTCCCGCGAGTCCGATGTTGCCGAGTAGTGTACGCACCGACGTATCCGAATTGACGGCCGCGGACACACACACACCGATCGGCTGGTCTGTGGCCGTTGCCGTGGCGCGGCTGTTTGTTGCATCCCAGTAGACCACGGCCCCCACCGCGAATGTCACGCCGGCACCAGCCTGTTTTGTCAGGTCGAAGACACCCGTGGTCTGGATTTCCACATCGTCAGTTGCATCAGCCGTGTAAGCGGCCACACCGAACAAATCACCAATCAATACGCCCTGGCCACTTGTTACGCCACCCACTGGAGCCGCAACGGTCAGGGTTTCACCGGGTTGAACGAAATTTCTCATCTTGTTTGCTCCTAACGCCGGAACACATGGCCCCGGCGTTCATCGGTTCACCCATGGTCAGGGGTTCATTACGCGCCGGCGTTCTTCGCGAACGCACGCCAATCAATTGCCTTACAAGCGAAATCTTCGCGGGCCTTGAGTTCTACGCCATCGACTTCCCAGCCGACGCGCGTCTCGGTCTGAACACCCTCCTCACCGAGAAGGTAGTCGTACTCGATCGTATCAATCTGCGACGGAGCCGCCACGATATAGAACGCTGTCTGGCTATCGTCATCCAACCGAATCTCAGAAATCGACATCAATTGTCGCATCGTGTCCGGTACAGCCTCCGACACAGCGGCCGGATACCGATTCCCAAAAATCTGCGCTACTTTGATTTCGAGCATGACCGGGTGAAGGATAAATTTAGGCCGCAAAGCCAATCGAGCGATACCGGCCAAGCCTTTCTGTGCCTGAATCATCTTGCCCGTATCAAAGATCGACTGGATCGACATCGCCGCCGGAGTCCCCAGGACGTTGCTGTGGTAGGTCGCATCGAACAGATCATGGCCGTCGCCCATTGTCGGGTTGCCCGTCACAATGCCGTAGACCAGATCCGATTCCATTCGTGCGAACGAGGATCCGAACATCGGAGCGACGCGCGAGAACGCATCGAGATCGTCATTAACGATCGCTTGACGCGACAGACCCAGCATGAGCCCGTAGCTGGCGAGCTGCACAGCCTCTTTCCCCTCGGCCAACGTGACGCGCTTGTATTCGCCCTTTTCGTTAATCTTGGTCGGCGTCGGAACCTCACCGAGTTGCACACGCGCCGCCTCCTTGAAGTCGCTCAGCGTGCCGCGACGACACCAGAGGGTAAAGGTACGCGACTCTTCCTCATAGCTCTGACGCAGCACCTTGTTCATCACGTTCGCGAGGATGAAAGGAAAGTCAGACGTAGTGTGCATGCCGCCTTCGTCGCGAACGAAAGACTGCGGGCCGCTGATCTGTTTGAGAGCCATCGTCGCGATCGTGCTGCGCGCCATCCCCTGCGTCACAACTCCCGTCCGTCCGAGGCACTCTTTAGCCAGGTCGAACAGCGTCAACCCATGAAACTGGCGAGCGTGACTCCCTTCCTTGAGCGGCCACTTCTCCGAGTTCGCCCGGTGCAACAGATACTCCTGCACCCCTCGCGCCCAGACGATTCCGGCGTCCTGATCGCCCGGCATCACGATCGCTCGCGACGAACCAGTGGGAGCTTTTTGGTCCTCCCGCACGGCGGCATCGACAAGCTGCGATCGGGCTCCTTCATCGCCGTCGATGGCAATCCCCTGATCGATCAACCGCTGCATGATCGCTTCAGACACACGGAGTTTGCCCCCGATCGTTCGGATTGCCACGACCCGTTTGCGTTCCGCCTGTACGGCCTCGGCTCGAATGGCGGCCAGATCGATATTGCCCTCTTCTTGTCCCGCCACGGCTCGATTCGTCTCGGTCGGCGCGGCTGGGGTCTCTACGGTACGAGTTTCCTCGTTCATGCTATCACCTCGTTTAGTAGGGCCACGCTGGCCCGACGAAAGACTGCGGATGTGCGCGTTCGGATCCGCTCCGATCGGCACCAAAGATATCTCAAAAGGTTCCCAATCGATGGCTCGCTTGATGGTCTTTTTTCCGGTTTCTTTTAAGATCTCCCACTTGTAGACCCAATAACCGACGGAGACATTCCGCAAAATGGCCTCCGCCACGTCCTGCACGATCGGAGCCACCTCTTCTCGGCTGCTCAACCGACATTTCGCGAAACCGGACTGACCATCCACGCTAGCGCTGTTTTCAACGACAACGCCGACCTGATCTTCTAACGAATACCGATTGTGGCTGTTTAGAAGCGGAGCCCTCCCTGAATTCAAACGGTCAAGCCGAACGCAATCCGGCGTCATCACCGTAATTTCGTCGTACTCTCCATCATCCCAAGAAATCCGAGGGACAGGGGCCGACGTCGTAAAAATCACATCGATCGTCCGCGCGACCGGATCAAACGATGAAACCGGAGCCTCCCGATAAACCGCTTCGCGCCCTGCTTTTTGCTCTCGAAGAATGGCC